GATCGCCCTCTATTTCCCTGAACTTTCGCTGGAACTGTTCGAGCGGGCTGAAACATTCGCCGTACTCATAACCTTTTCGCAGATAGATAACGCGCCGGGTTTCTGGCTCCCATCTGATGACCTGGACGGGAATACCGTGGTGGTCTTTGAACCATCGGTTGAGTTCACGCATAACGCTTTCGCCCTCCGGTAATACACACCCACGATTGCCCGCGCGCGGCTGTGGTTACACGCCACCCAACGGTTTGATATTCTGCGTTCATACCGAAACAGCGGCTGTCCCGGCACCGGGATCATCCGCAGTTGCGGTAAGCGGCAAATAGCCGTTAAACTGTTCATGCGTTAGTTCTCCACACGTTTACGAAACGCCACGGCGCCCGGAGCTGCACACTCGCGGGCGTCACTCTTTTCTGGCGCACAGAAAATCCGATACAGCAGCGTCAAATGCTCCTGCCACTTCGCCATAACCTGATAACTGTTCTCTTCGATTTGAGCGCGTTCCGCCTGGTCAATGACACCGTCAGCCGTAGCTTTTCGAACGTATGACGAGTGCTTGCCGATCCACTCGATGGATTCCATCAGGCGCTGATTAATGTCGGCGTTGTCCACGTCTTCAATTTCCACCAGCGGTACATTCACGCTATTCGACTGGCGAGAAACGGCATCAGCAATGAATTTCTTACCACTCGCCTGCTGGAGGACCATTGCCCAGCCCATCGGGAATATCTGATCGCCACCCGCGCGCAGTCGGTTGAACAATGCATCTTCTGTGACGCCCAGCCATTCAGCTGCTTCGGCGTAACCGCCAGGAAGTTCTGAAATGGTTTTTTTGATGGCGACCACCAGCCATGCGGGCTGTTTTTCTACCTGCCAGTGTTTGTTATCCACGGTTAACCCCTTAATACTGTGGTTACTTTTGTTAGTGCTGAAGGTTAAAGTTTCGGGTAAATGTCAGGTCGTAAATCAGATTTGGTAATTGCACCTGCAGTGATTTCTTCGAGCTTTTTGGCAAGCGCAAAACCTGCCTTTTTGTAGCCATTAAAAACCAAGCGCAGATACCCAGGAGTAGACTTAACGCTTTCCGCTAATTCCCACTGCTGCTCTTTGGATAAAGAGTCCCAATACTCTTTCATAATATGTACCTCCTATGTACATATTACACAAATAAAATGAACCCACAAGGTACTTGTACCCATAAGGTACACAATGTTTAATTCTGGGATGAAAACGATTCAAGAAATTAGGCGGTTAAACGCCCGAAAACTGCGTGATGGTGTAGGTGGAAATACTTATTTCGCTACCATGATCGACAGAGAACCCACCCAGACCAGCAGGTTCATGGGGGAAGGTGCGTCTAAAAATATCGGCGATGCAATGGCTCGCCATATTGAAAAGTGCTTTGATTTGCCGTTAGGTTGGTTGGATCAGGAGCATCAAACTACTAACGTTGCAAAAAATCCTGATGTATCAGACACTAATAGGAATATTACATTAGTTCCGGTTATTTCCTGGGTGCAGGCAGGAGCATGGACGGAAGCTGGCTTTGCTGAGGTCGATTTGAGCAGCGTAGAAACTTATCCGTGCCCTGTGCCGTGCGGACCCATGACGTATATATTGCGTGTTATTGGTGACTCAATGATTGATGAGTACCGTCCGGGAGATATGATTTTTGTAGATCCTGAGATCCCGGCAAGTCATGGTGATGATGTCATTGCGCTTATGCATGATTCCGGCGAGACGACGTTTAAGAGGTTGATCGAGGATGGCGGCAATAAGTACCTGAAAGCGTTGAATCAAAATTGGCCCGAACCATATATTAAGATTGACGGTAATTGCTCCATCATTGGCACAGTTATTTTCTCAGGTAAGCCTCGAAGATACTTACAGAAAGCTTAATGTGATTCCGAAACCCGCAGAAGCGGGTTTTTTTATGCTTGACAATGTACCACCAAGGTACATAATGTACCTTAAAGCAACAGCGAACAGGCAGGACGCCCACGAAGTAGCCGCCGGTGGCGTATGAATGACCGGATGATTCGCCATAACGGGAGCGTGAGAGGTGTTTATGTTCAATCCACAACGTCTGATTGAACTCCGGGTAAACGGCGCGACGGTGACAATTCTGCACACCGAAAGCGCAGTAGCTGCGGATTATGTGGGCTTCCTGGGTTCAGTGGTGAAGACACTTAATGATAGTGACGCTCTAGAAGCAGAAGCAAACAAATGCGGTCGCACTTTAGCGACCGGGTTTAAAGGAATTGGTTCTGTTCCTTTGGAATCAGTAGGCGTCCCAGAGGTCCTGGATAAATAGATCGACCTTTATCCACATAGCACGGCCTACGGTTTTAATGATGTGATTTGCGGTCTGATCGCTGATTTCTATATCCCAGGAATCGTAATTTTCGTCTGGGTATTCTTCGGCGAAAGTTTTCCGGATGCCATTTCGAATATCAGCTTCTGAAAGCCCACAGCCGGTATTAATCAGGCACTGGGTTAAAACGTCTGAGCGCTTCATGAATTATCGCTATCAATGTGTTGGGGGCGTTCAGATTAACCGAATCCTTGTTGTTGGGGAATAGCAGGATCCACCGAGCCTGATGTGGTGAAAAGACAGGCACACAACATGAAAGCGCACTCCCTAACTTATCGGTTATGGGTGACAGGTATGAACGTGCTGGAGTGCGCTTCCAGTTGTGATGTGCTCAAGCGAGCTGCAGCGCCGGCCGACGCAAAGACCCGAAAATCGGCTGAGTCACAGGTACTGGTGACCAATACCAAAACCGAGCGGCGGGAAGTAAGCGGGTGTGGCGCCCCGGTGTCACAACCAAAATTCCAATAAAACGAACGTGTGTAGTCTGTTGGCGGCGTCTGATCTTATTTTCCCGTGAGGGCGCCGCACTTTTTTATACAACTGAAAGCGCGCTCCATTCACTCCTCTTAGTGTCTGGTCGTTAATGCAAACTCCGCGGAGCGCGCTTCCAGTTGTGTGGAGAACTAACCAGGCGGTTGCAGCCGCCCGCTTCATTAAGTGCCCTTCCCGGGTGCTTATTAAAGCGAAGCCCTTTAAATCATCGCCAGCTGGCGAGGGTTTCCTGCAACCAAAATTCGACGCGGTGCAGCGCGAAATAACACGGAGAACTAACGATGCCCTTTATTCAAACCCTGAGCGGTAAGCATTTTGATTACCTAAACGCGCAAACAGACGATGTCGATATTGAGGACATCGCCACTGCCCTGTCTAATATTTGCCGCTTTGCCGGTCACCTGCCGGAATTTTACAGCGTGGCTCAGCACTCCGTTCTGTGCAGCCAGATAGTGCCGCAGGAATACGCCTTTGAAGCACTGATGCATGACGCCGCTGAAGCGTATTGCCAGGACATCCCCGCGCCGCTGAAAAGGCTGCTGCCGGACTACCGCCGGATCGAAACGCTCGTTGATGATCTCATCCGCTCTAAGTTCGGGTTGCCCCTGCATCAGACAGACTTGGTCAAATATGCCGATCTCACCATGCTCGCGACCGAACGCCGGGATCTGGAGATTGATGATGGTACGCCGTGGCTGATCCTTGAGGGCATCCCCGCGTCTGATCTGATTCAGGTTGTGCCGTTACGCCCGGGTCAGGCCTATGGCCTGTTCATGAACCGCTTCAATGAACTGAGCGAGGCGCGCCAATGAAAGAGCAACTCGCAAAAATGACCATCATTGAGCTGGTCAGAACGGCGCACAGCTACTCCACCAGCATCAAGCAGACCGGCGTTTATTCTGAGCTGGTACGGGAAATGGCCTCTCGGTTGGAGGCGCTAAATTTGGCGCACATAGGTGCAATGGCCGCATTGAGTAGCACAGAAAATGATCGCGATCAGCTGGCTGCTGAAAATGCTCAGATGTTGAGACTCCTGACTGACATCAGTGAAAACCATGACGAATACGTTAATCAGGACGAATACCTTTATGCAGGCGTTCCAATGGATTACGTATCTGATATCAACACATACGTCTCACGTGATGTGAATGCGGAAAATCCATTTAAGGCTACGGATCGCTTCCTCGCCGAGCAGCGTGCGCAGGGGGTGGAGATGTTTGCCGCTCATATCGGTGATTTGGCTAATTCAATGAGTGCAGCCACAGCAGAAAAGATGAAATCAATTGGACGCCAAGGTCTTAAGTTCGCCGCCCAGCTGCGCGCCGGGGAGGTACTATGAGCACCAAAATGATCCATTACTTCGAGTTCCCGGCTTCGAGGGGATTACAGGGCGGCACGCTCACTCTGTTGATGTCAGTCCCTGGACGCACTCTGGCGCGCGTACTGGCTTCCGATAACGTGGGTAGCACCCTTGAGCGCTCCCAGCGTGAGATCAACCCAGCCCGCGTGCGGAAGTTTTACGAATACCTGGTGAACGCTCATGAGAATAAAGAGCCGTACATCATTCCGCCGCTGGTAGGTAACTGCAACTCAGAGATCGAGTTCGAAGAGTTCGGTAATACTAATGTCGGCGTGGTGCGCTTCCCAATGGACGCGGAGATCAAGCTGTTTGATGGCCAGCACCGCGCTGCAGGTATTGCCGAGTTTTGCCGTAAAGTTGGCGAGCCGATTAGCGTTCCCCTGATGCTGACGCACCAGCTGCCACTAAAAACGCGCCAGCAGTTCTTTTCGGACATCAATAACAACGTGTCGAAGCCGTCGGCGGCCATCAATATGGCGTATGACGGACGCAACGAAACAGCTCAGAGCATGGTGTCGTTCCTGACCTCTCACTCTGTTTTTTCTGAGATCGTCGACTTCGAGCACAATATTGTGCCGGGCAAAAGCGACCTGTGGGTCAGCTTCAAGGCTCTTAGCGATGCGACTGCAAAATTCATTAACACTGGCATAGAGCCGCCGCGCCAGGAAGACGTGCATGATATCTGGCAGAGCTGGATTGGCCTGACCGGCATTGACTGGGTGCGCAATGGTACCAATCAGGCGGAATATAAGCGGGAGTACATCCAGTTCCACGCAGTGATGATTAACGCATTCGGCTATGCCATGCAGTCTCTGCTTAGCCAGTACCATCCTCGCGGGATCGTGCTGATGCTGGAAGAGCTGGCGCTGAACTCTACCGCGGCGGAACTGGAAGATTTCTTCCTAATCTCGAACTGGGGAGGTATCTGCGCTAATACCGAAAAAGAGCGGCCGACTCTCATTACCAGCGTGGCCGCACAAAAAGCTGCAGCTGCACGCCTAGCTGCTGTCATCGCCGCTAAGTCGTTTAAGGCAACTAGCACAGGGGGTGCGGCGTGATAACCAGAGAAAGGCTAAAGAAAATCTCATCATGGCGTGAGAAGTACGGTGATGATCATAACGTAATGTTGACTGCTGCCGAAGCTGAGGAAATGGCCCGCCGCCTGTTGGCTGCCGAAGCGCAGGAGCCAGTGGCTGATGTCGTAGCCTGGTCATCTCCGAACGAGGAAAGGACTTGTGATATCCGATGGCGTCGCCATGATGTTAAGCCGGGTCCGTTATACACCACCTCGCCAACGCAGCAGGTGACGGTGCCTGTGTACGAAAAGATCCAAGCATTGGCATCCGAGTTTCATCAACTAGCCAGTTCTACCGAACTTGGCAAAGAACGGACAGACCTGCTTTCGGTTTATCAGGTGTTGCATAACCTTCCACGCCGGGGGTATGCAGTGCAGGTGTGTAACGCCATGAACCCGCTTACAAGGCACCTAAGCGAAGACGACGATTATGATAATGACTGGGATGAAGGCTGATAATGCGTCCCACCACCAGCAGTATTGATTACGCCTGGGTGCAGCCGGGCTAAGTGGAGAATGAACCATGAGCGTGCATAACCAACGTTTTCTTACTCCGGACGATCTTTATCAACTGACCGGGTACCGCCGCCCTTCGCTACAGTGCAAAGCACTTAAAGAGAGCGGTGTGTTCTTCGTTCCACGCAAAGATGGCAGGCCTGGCACAACATGGGCGCATGTCGACAACCCGCTTGGAATGAAGCTCGTTTCGGTTAACCCTGAGGAAGAAGAACCAAACTTTAAGGATATGTAATGTCCAGAGCACGCAAAAATCCTGAGGATAACTGGATGCCGCCCCGCGTTCGCCGGGGCAAATCAGCATATGAGTTCCGCTCAACCGATGGCAGAACTATACGATTATGTAACGCCGATCTTAGCAAAGCTCAGGTCTGGGCAGCATATGAGCAGTTCATCAATGACAATAAGGCCACAAACACATTCAAGGCTCTTTGCGAAGAGTTTATTAACTCAGGTGACTTTCATGAATTGGCATCAGAGACACGTAAAGACTACCTGAAATACTTTGGCAAGATTAGCGCTGTCTTTGGAAAAATGAAGCCCGACAATATTAAGCCCGAACATGTCAGAAAATACATGGATAAACGTGGGGTGAAAAGCAGGGTGCAGGCCAACCGGGAAAAAGCTTTCATGTCCCGCGTCTTTCGGTGGGCTTATGAACGAGGCAAAGTGAAGATGAATCCCTGTAAGGGGGTAAAGCAGTTTAAAGAGAGTGCACGAACTCGTTATATAACGGATCACGAATATGCTTCGTTGTACGAAGTATCGCCTGAAGTAGTAAAAGTGGCGATGGAACTCGCGTATCTATGCTGTGCTCGCCAGGGCGATATTCTCGAACTTAAGAAGAGTCAGTTGACTGAAAAGGGCATCCTTATTCAGCAAAGCAAGACGGCAGTAACTCAGATCAAAGCCTGGACGGATCGCCTTCATGCAGCTGTGGAGATGGCTAATAAAATGCCGGTCAATCCAGGCATGGTGAGCATTTATTTGCTACATCAAAAATCCGGGGCTCGATATACCCGGGATGCATTTAACGCACAATGGATGAAAGCCAAAAAATTGGCTGCTGAAAAACATCCTGAGCTTGATTTCCAGTTTACGTTTCACGATTTGAAAGCGAAGGGCATATCAGATCTTGAAGGCTCGTTAAATGATAAACAGAAAATCTCAGGCCACAAGAACGTGTCGCAAACTGCGAAATATGATCGCAAAATCGCTATCGTGCCGGTGGTTGGGGGGCAATAACGCCCCCTCTTTTCGACCGCCCAATGGCGAAAGCTAATGGCGAAAAAATGGCGAAGTTGAAAAGCAGGCATAAAAAAACCACCCGAAGGTGGCTTACACGACACTGCTTATCATTGATTTTATTCGAGGTTTCCCATGGTACCCGGAGCGGGACTTGAACCCGCACAGCCATAAGCCGAGGGATTTTAAAT